ACACCTATTACCAAAATGAAAATGAAAAGAAACTGTACTGGTGAAATAAAGGTAATTGAACTACCTGGTCATCAAGGAGCAGTTGGAGATATTAGATGTAATTATTAAAACAAAAACACTAAATAACAAAAGGTAAGGATTTTATTTTTACTTTTGATAAACTTTAAACTGAAACTTATGGAAATAGCTTCTTTTATAGTATGCGCAATCTTAATAGTCTTTTGGCTATCTAATGACGATAAAGACTTAAATTTATAGTATGGGCAGAAAATCAACTTACAAACAATCAATAGTATTAGAGTATTTACAGAAGTACCCCAATGCATCGACAAGAGCAATAGCTCGTATGCTAATTAACGATTACCCGCTTGACTTCTCTGAAAGTAATGCACGAAGTTTGACGCAAATTTACAGAGGTGAACATGGAAGTGGTAAAAATCCAAAAGAAAAAACTTTTTACAGAACCGAAGAAACTAAAAAACAATTTATGAAACGAAAATTTGAATTACCCGAAAGTGATTATCAAAAAACTGAATCTTACGTAGTGCCAAGAGGTCAAAACAACGTATTAGTATTAAGTGATATTCACATACCTTATCAAGACAATAAGGCTTTAGAATTAGCGATTAATTACGGAATTGAACAAAAAGTAAATGCCATTTATTTAAATGGTGATACTATCGATATGTATCAAGGAAGTAGATTTATTAAAGACAGAAGGTTAAGAGATTTGGCTGGAGAACTTGAACTAACTAGAGAGTTTTTAAAACTCTTAAAAGATACTTTTGATTGCCCTATTTACTTTAAGATCGGCAATCATGAAAAACGTTGGGAAGATTATCTAAGATTAAAAGCGCCTGAATTATTAGGTATTGATGATTTTAAACTTGAACAGATTTTGAGATTTAGAGAATTTGGCGTAAACCTAATTAAAGACAGACAGATAGGTTATGTTGGTAAGTTGCCAATATTACATGGTCATGAATGGTTTGCTGGATTTGCACCACCTGTTAATCCTGCGAGAGGGTTATTCTTAAAGGCGAAAGAAAGTTGTTTGATTGGGCATCACCATACTACTTCTGAACATACTGAAAAGAGTTTAGGCGGTAAGATTACAACTTGCTGGAGTACAGGCTGTTTAAGTGGATTAGAACCTGAGTATAATCCATTTAATAAATATAATCATGGATTTGCTCACGTTACAACTGACAAAGAAGGCAACTATCAAGTAAAAAACATTCGTATAATCGATTATAAAATAGTGTAATATGAAAGTAGCATTAACTTTGGAGCGTGGAATCGCTTTAGGAATAGCAATAGATAAAAGCGGAATTACTTTAGGTCTATTATTTTGGGTGTTGGATATTAAATTTTAAGCTATGACACCAAACCACTACAACAACGGAAAGCACTACGATTTAATCGATGTAGGTACTGACTACAATTTAAACTTTTTTCGCTTTAACGTTTTAAAATACATCTGTAGAGCGGGTAAAAAAGAAAACGAAGTACAAGACCTACAAAAAGCGAAAGATTATTTAGAGCGTGAGATAGATTACTTAACTAAAAAGGAATTACAGAGATGAAAAAAGTAAAAATAACTTTTAAAGAATGGCATTATCAATGTGGCGATAAGTGTTGTGATAATTACGGCACAATGTTAGCATTAAACGGCAAAGAATTAGAACATCCAAACCCAGAAATATTGGATAATGGATATATTGGAGAAGATGTACAAACAGCATTACACGCAGTATTAAAAGAATTAGGGTATGAAGTTGAATTTGATAACGAAACAATATGAGCCTAACACCACTACAAAGGATTAAAATAGTATTGAATTACTATTATCGAAAAGGAACGAACTCGGAAAGGGTTAACAAAGTTTACCGAAACATTTTAAAGGTAAAATTCAAAGACAGTAAGTATTACGAAAATCAATTTAAACCAAAAGACTATGGCAGACATAACAATGTGTGAGGGTAAAGACTGTAACTTAAAAGAAACTTGTTACAGATACAAAGCAAAGGCAAACGAGTATAGACAAAGTTACTTTACTGAAAGCCCAATTAAAAACGGAAAATGTGATGAATATATTAAATATGAAAAATAAACTAATAATTTTGTCGCTAATTTTTACAATATTTGCGACATCTTGCGCTTCAAGAAAAACAGACCGAAAAGAGCAAAAGCAAAAAATTGACTTTACAGAGCAATTAACGGAAGAGGTTAAAACCAACACCGAAACCACTACGAAAGTTGTCGATACTTCAACAATAGACGAAATAGAGATAGTACCGATTGATAGTACTAAGCCAATCGAGTATAACGGTCATAAGGTCATAAACGGCACTTTAAAGCTATCAAAACGTAAAAATAACATAACTACCGACAAAGTAGAGAAAGTTGCTAAAAACGAAAGTAAAGCGGTTAAAACTGAATTAAAAGTAAATACGCAAGTTAGGGAAAAAGAAACCGAGCGTAAAAGCGGTTTTAATTGGTGGTGGTTATTATTTTTAATAATTCCTATTGCGTATCTAAAATATAAAAAGTATATTTGATTTTCATAATGTTTAGTTTTAGGTTTTGGTTCATTAAATCCCCTTGTGGCTAGGAGTACTTGGCGTAAAGGGGATTTTTTGTACCCACCAAGTCCCCACCATGTTAATGCGCTTATTATACCCGATATGATAAGAAATGCGCTTATTTTTATCAGATTGCACCCGATAGGTATAGAAAAAGCGATTATTTATACAGTCGCAACCCTAAAAAGTATATGAATATTTGCTATTTATAAGGTTGTAATCCAAAAAAGTAATTACATTTTAGTATTGAAATCCCAAAAAGTTATATTTATAAAGATATAATTTAGTCAATTTAGGTGAAGTTATATTTATAAACGTATAATGTTTGTTATTCTATACAAATTATGCCATTTTGCGTATAATATCAATCATTACTTTGTAAAGTACAAAGCAGATTCTTTGATTCTTCTATTGGTTAAACCTTGTACTGGCACTTTATTAACCTTATTCCATTTAAGAAACTCTTTAGCAATCATGATGTCATTCGGATTTACATTTACCAATTTCAACAAAGTGGATGAAGCCAAAGCACCTGAGCCGACATTAAAGGCGAAGCTAACCAATGCATTAAACTGATTTTGAGTAACTGGCTTTTTAAGTAGATTAAATACTTTTGATGCAAACCTATCAGCGGTGTGTTGTAGTAATTGTTCCGCACGTTGTTTAGTGATTGGTGCATCGCTCATTTGTACCCTTGTTCCGTTTTCGTAGTAAGTAGACCCGTAGCCAATTGTCGGAATCGAAGCTGAACACTTGTAAGGCTTTAGGCTTAATCCTTCAAATTCTGCAATGAGCGACAATCCTTTTTTATCAATCTTCATTAGTTTGCTCTTTTATATTTATCAAAATCTTTCTTAAGTTGGTAATGGTCTATTTTTAGTTGTTCATAATCACGTTCTAAAATGGTATATTTTGTAGATAATTCTCTGTGTAATTTTTCCCAGTTTTGTGAACGCTCAACCTCTTTTGCATAATCTAACTGTATTTTATTAAATTGTGATTGCAACTCTCTATTATGGTCTTTAACAAATTTCAATTCAGCCATAACCTCGCTCATTCTATCTTTATAGTCAGACAAAAATTGGTCGTAAACGGATTGCATTGTAGAAACTGCATCGCCATTGGCTTTTTTAATCTCTACTTTTTTGGCTTGTTTGCCCCCAAATACCCACGCTAAAGGTGCTGATATAAACCCTAATAAGGCAATCCAATTATCTAATAAAAAATTCATTCTATCTGCTTATATATTTTACTACTATTATGTAATTTCTGCCGTCTATTAGGCTTATTCCGATGTGTGTTCTATCTGACTTCTCTATAACTTGTCTATGCCCAGCTTCGCTTGTTAGGTAAGCATTAAACAAACTTTCAACACTATTAAAGTTATACCCTAAGATTTGGTCTCCTTCTACCGCTTGACTGTCTTGTATCATTTCATTCCATCCGTTATGGTTTGGTGCTACGTTATTATCGATGTCCTCAGCGTTTCGTATTTCGCACACTTCACTCGCTAACATTTCGGGAATTAATTTGTTTAAACCTAAGTTAGTCCTATGGTCGTTTATTAAATCAACTAAATGTCTTTCATCTACTGTTAAATCATTCTTAACTATTGGATTGTAGTAGTAGTTATGCGTTTCGTTGTAGGTGCATTGGCTGAAAAGGACTAACGAACCTACTACAACAATAAAAACTAAAAATAAATATCCCATTTTCATATCGTTGCTAAAAGTCCACCAATTAAAAAACCGATTGCAGTACGTATAATATCGTTTGAATCCATATAAGCCCCGATTTTTACCCAATGGTATAACTCCCAGCAAAAGCCAACAAACAAACCTAAGAATATAGATAATAAAGGCACACCAATATATTTGCCCTCTGTTGTATAGTTGTTGAAATCTGTTATAAAACCGATTGTAAACATTATTAAAATGCCTAAAATTACGTGTAAAGCGTTTCTCATTCTTGTATTGATTTAATGCAATGGTTTTCATCTAAACTATCTAAAATGTAGCAAAGAAGTAACCCTACTTTTGTTAATGTATTATCTCTTTTGTTTTTGCCTAAAGCGCTTGAAATCGTTTCGTTAATGTTCCCAAATTGGTAACCATTTGATTGCAATGTTAGGTTAAGCAATGTTCTAAAATTCCTATTGCCAAATCTATCAATGTCTATGGCAGTTTCGTAAAAGAATCCGTTTATAGTTTTCCATTTAATTCTGTATTTCCAAAGCACGCAAAAGAAATTTATAAACGTTAGCGGAATGAATAAAACAACCGCAATTAAGAATAATAATATTCCCATACTTATTTTAATATTGACTTCCAACTATGAAAATATTGTCGATTTGCTCATCGGTCATTTGTAAAAATGTCTTACCTACAAAAATTAATTCGGGGTTACTTCTTTCAAATGTTCCCGCTTCGGTGTAACTGATTGTTGCTATTGTTCTTGTCGGCTCAGGAAGTTGACTAATTCCGTTTAAAATATCATTCTCATTTTTACCTAATACCGCTAAAGCGATTTTGAACTGTCTGCGTGTTATTATTTGCGGAACTAAACTCTTTTCATATTCTGATATTTCTTCGGGTGTTGCACCCTCGTAAAACTCTTTAGTTTCAAAGTTGTAATATGCACTTATAAAATTTTCAGTAACCAACTCATCAACTGCAATTTCGTTTTCTTGTAACGTTGTAATTTCAGTTACACAATACAATAACTTTCCGCTTGTTTTATCTATAATTGTTTTCATAGTTTTTAATTTAAAATTTCAACACCTTGAAGCGTTACTATCTGCCCCGCTGCCGTTGGCGTTATTGATACAAAAAACCAAACTGAATTACTTGTATTGTTACAAGCGATTGAATATTGACTGCCACTATTCGCATAATTAGTGCCTGTACTTGAATTAAAAACATTCCCAATTATTAAATTATCTTTAAGTACGAACTCACCTTTCATTAGTAAAAAAGGCGCGAAATTGCCGTTTGTGTTTAACGTTGCAATAGTTGAAGCAGTAGCAAAATTATTTGTTGAATTTATTTTTATAGTCATTGTATGCACTCCTGCCGTTACCGCTCTTGACGAATAAGCAAATAAGTCCAAAAAACCACTTGTTGATAAACTACCCACAGGTACCTCGTATGTTTTAACCAATGTTTCAACTATAACACCCGTAACACTTGCCGAAACTGTATCGCTTACAATTACTTTTTTTCTTAAAGCCAAAGCATCAAACACTCCGTTACTACTTACAGCGTTACTACTTCCGTCTGTTGGTGTTGCATCGACATCAAACTCACTAACCTCTAACCTTTCAATCGAAATATTACTAACTTGGGTTGCAGTCGTACCAAATAACGCTGGTAGTCTTAAACCTTGCCCCGTTGCACTTGCCCCGAATAGATTTACAACCGCTTGCAAAGTATCATTTGCGGAAAGGTTTATAATTGTTGAAGTCGTTAAACTTCTTATATTGTTACCTAAAGCGATTGGCGTGTCGTCTGTTGTAGCACAAATTATATTAGTACCGTTTTTTCTAATACCCAACTCACTTTTGGTAATTGCACTTGCCAAAGGACTTTCTAAAACTATTGATGTAGTTACTAAGTAATTACCCGCTAAAGTACAAGTGATTGTACCCGCACCGTTGTTAGTAAAAACTGTAGGGTCTACGTTAAAAACTGTATTATCAAAGTCGATAACAGTAACACTCCCACCTACTGAAATTGGTAAGCTAATATTCCCCGTTAATTCTAAACGTGTTGCACGAGCGTTTTGTGTTGCACCTACGCCCGTATTCGCATTCATATTAGTTGAAATCCAACTACTGCCGTCGTAGTATCGATAAACTAAATCACCCGTTGTATATCCTACTCCGCCTATTGTAGAAGTTCCGCCTATAACGTGGACTATGTAGCCTTTGTTGGTTACGGGTGTTGGGTCTGTTACTGTTATAGTACCATTTGTAGTATATCTTAAATCAATTTTTGCCGTAAATGATGCTATTTGCGGAATTGTTTGGCTTGTGATTTGTGGAATTATGTTTAGCCACCAAAAATCACTACTTGTGTAATGAGTTAATACAGCCATTTCTCCAAGCCTTAATATATGATTACTTGGCACTCCTTGATTTCCATAAATATTTACACCAACCCCCGCTATTAATTCAATATCACTTACTTCGGGAATTATTAATAAGGTATCGCCATCTTCAAATATACCCGAATTTAAAGTCATACTTTCTCCATCGCCACTTACAAGTAACTTCCCTTTATCTTCTGCTATAAATTCATAAGGAGTAAAATCGTTAATGTATTTATTAGGTCTATTTCCCTCGTTTAATACGCTTTCTAAATCCACAATTACTGCGCCCGTGTCGGAGTTGACAGAGGTTACTGCACCGCCACCACTTCCACCGCTTGAATTAATAACGTAAGGACTTGCTTCCGTACCATCGCCCGTAATCGTTACATTAGTGCCAGCTTCGATTAAATTAGCAATAGAAACTATCTGACCATCATACTGAAAAGCGGGATAGTTTAACTCCTCTAAACGTAAAGATAAAGCCGTGATATTTGCAAAGGTTTCAGCAACTCCGCCATCAGTATCATCGTATAAAGTAATATCAGTAACATCGTAAATTACTCGTCTGCTTTGTCCTTGTTCAACTACTTGGAAATTACCATTGTCAGCATTGAAGTAAAATTTAGAAATGATAAAATCCCCTAAAATACTGTCAGTATGTAACCAAGTCTTTAAACTCTTTTTTCTAATTATTAATGTACTCATTTTACTATTTTAAAAGTATAAGTTCCGCTTGCTGGATCTACTGCACCACCAGTATGATTGTGTATGATAAATTTAACCTCGTTTGATGCCGTTACTAAAGGCTGACCTACAACTAACTCACTTGTGATTAATGCACTTGGATAAGTCATTTGTACAAAATCCCCAACTTCTGCACCGGTAACAGTAGCAGTTACAATCTCGCTATCATTACTGCCTATACTCGGTACATCGATAGTTTGTGATACTTCAATAGTGGTTTGTTGTGGTGTATTGAATACAGTAGGTAATCCGAATCCATAACTA